GTGTTTTGCTTAAGAAGGATTTCTTGTGCAACACGAGTCATTGTCTTAGCGACAACGTCCATGCGGCTCTTAGCAGCGTAACGACGGTCAAAGCTTACTGCGGAATCAAGGCTGTAAGTAGCCAACTTGAGTTCCGAAGATGTTGGAAGAACTTCCGAAGTAGGAAGACCACCAGCACGGCTTTGGCTGTAAACTTGTACATAGTCCTCATCAGCAACGTCATAGTACAAATCCAACGGAATCGAAGGATTGTCGTCAGCGTTGTACTGAAGAGTCGTGAAGAGGTTAGACAATGCAGGAGCATTGTTGATAACTTCTGCGAGAACAGGTCCGATAAACTCAGCAAGAGCAGTTTGAGCTTCGTAAGCAACGTCACGGTTGCGGGAAGCCATTGCTTTTACAAGCTCGACTTGTTCTGGAGTATTTTTTAAAGTAATTTTCATAATTTTAAATTTCCTTTCTTATTAACCAAGTTTGACGATAACGTAGTCGCCACCAAACTGATCGGTGAGGCCGCCATTAGTAGTGGCGCGTGAACCAGTTCCAAGAACCATACCGATAGAAGCAGCGGAACCTACAGTAGCAGGACCTACAGTGCCGTCGCCAGCAACTTCAAAACCGTCACCGATAGTGAACACAGAAGCTGCACCACCTTCGATGGCATTTGCGCTCAAGGTAAAGATACCTTTAGTTGCAACAGGAACAGTTTGGCCAGGAAGAACAGCTTGAAGCTCTTCTTTCTTGGTTGCATTATAAAGAAGTTTCTCACCATTCTCATCAGTTTTAGCTGTTTGATTCAAGGTCAATCCAAGAGGAATTTCGCCCGAAGCAGCAGCAGCAACTTCTAGAGGATTAGTAGGATACATGTCGCCACCAACAAATGGGTAATCCCTCTTTCCAAGATAGTCGTTATCACCGTAAGTAATAACGTCTTGGTCGAAGTTACCGTCAGTGACCTTAACGAAAACGCCGTTAGAACCCTTGCTGTCACCAGTGGTGGACTCAAGAACGTCGTCATTTTGAAGAGCAAAAACGTTAACAACGTCTTGTTCGTCATATTGTCTGAATGGAAGTAATCTAAGTGCCATAATTTTTTTAAGTTAAATTTTGTTTTGTTTATCCAAGGATATTTTCGCGGCTAAACGCAGCAGCGAACTTCTCCTTCAAAGTTGTTTTTGAAGCTTGAGCTTCGTTGTTATTAGGAAGAACTTCTTCTGTAGCTTCTGCATTTTCAAGAGCTTCTTCAACGTCTACTTCTTCAGCAACTGCTTCTTCTTTAGCTTCAGTAGCTTCCGATGCTTCTGCTGTGTTGAGGCGCTTTTCGATTTCAGCTTCGACGCGAGCGGCAATAGCTTCTTCTTGCTTTGCTTTAGCTTCCTTGTTTTTCGATGCCCAGAAAACAGCAAGCTCATCCTTAAATGATGCAAAAGACTCTTCGGTGTCATCAAGACCCTTAATCTTTTCTGCAATAAATGAGCTATCGCTTTCTTCAAGATCGTAAATGGAATCAATTTCTTCCATACGAGCATTGAAGCGAGCAACTGCTTCTTCAGCCTTCTTTTCCGCCTCGAAAGATTCGATGCGCTCTTGAGCAGCTTTAAGTTCCTCCTTGATAGCCTCTACGGAAGCTTGAAGCTCTTCTCTCGCAGAAGCGATTTCAGCCTTCTCTTGTTCCGCAGCTTCAAGAGAAGCTTTGTACTCATCATCTTTTTGTTTAATGGCTTCGGCAAAAGTCGAAGTCATGCCAGCGACTGCTTCTTCAGAAAATTTCTTTTCTGCAAGAGAGTCCTTTAGTTCTGATAGTAGAGTTTCTAAGTCCATGATTTTAGTATTGTTTACAGTATTTTTTAAATTTTGTGAAATTTTGTCAGATATTTTTTCTAAACGAGCAGCTTGTGCTTTATCAGAATCTTCCTTAAGGTTTTCTTCTTTTTTATATTCGTTACTTATTACGCCCTTAACATTCGCGGCAGGTTTCATAGTAAACCCAATGCCAAGAGGATATACCTTGCCAGTAATCAAGCGATAAATTGGCTTACCATCTTCAGTAACACCCTTGCCACCAAAACCTCTTAACATACCCTTCATTTCATCAACCTTTTTTGGGTCGGAAATAATTTCGGCGTCTTTTAAATTTTTACTACCAACTGCGATTTGATATTCACTGAATCCAATCTCCCAACTTGCAGAGATTGTGTTGTGCATTTTATTTTCTGGGTTGGTGCTTTTTTCAAGCAAATCAAAAAACTCTTTATCTACTGTTTTATAAACTACAGCGCCCAAAGCAATGTTGAATGGGTTGGTTTCGTTTTCATCAACGTTTACCAAAAGAGTACTATCCGAATAATCGCTAAAACCAGCATTTACAATGTGTCCAACAACCTTCTTTTTGTTATGTTCGATGTTGGTTGGCTTATGAATAAATTGTTGTACAGAATCAATAGCAGTTTTTGTATCAATTCCGTCGCCGTTTTTATTAAACTCATTAACAACCGCAGCATTAAAAGCTACACCCATTAAATCAATATTCTTTTCTAAGTCTACAGAGTTTGGAATTAGGCTTCTTAGGTTTTCTATATTCGCTTTACTCACATTAATCCCTGCAATCTCTTGACAGGCGTTAATCTCAAACTCAAAGGTTGTAGTATATTTATGACTCATTCGAATGATATAAAATTGCTGACGGGTAAATTTCTAACTTGTGAGCTTCTGATAAGGTTAAAACTTTTTCTAAAGTTCCAAGCTTCTCAATAGCGTTAAAGTCGTTTACACAAGAAATCACCGTTTCGGTCCAATTTTCTTTTTCAGATGCACAAACAACCGATTCACATAACTTACTAATCATCTTTTCTTGATCATCGTTTAGTGATTCGGCGCCAAGCTTCTCTAACATTTTTTCTGTAGCAATAGAATTTAAAGCTTCAACCTCATAAATGGTTGCTTGAATATTCTCTCTGGAGAATTGATCCTTAGAACCTTCTGGTCTTCCAGGCATTCCGTTTGTTGGTTTTTCTTTAGGCTCCTCTTCTTCACCCTCTGGTTCAATCATTGGCACACCACCAACAACTGGATTGAAGTAACCTTTTTCTCTTTGCTCTACAAATTTTTCTTGTGCTAATTCCAACTCTTCGGCTTGTGGGAATCGTCCAGTATGGAACAGTGTCATACCTTGTTCGGCAGATAGGATTCCAAGCTCCATAAGTCTTGTAGCGACACGCATAAGTTGAGTTTCGTCACGAAGATCAATATCTTTAAACTTAACAGTAGGGCAAGATCTGAAACCTAAATCTTTTGCAATTCTGCGAATTTCTGGTTGCAAGAAATCGTGGATAAATGCTTCTCTTGCTTCTTTTAATCTGTCCAAAAATACACGAGCTTTAATTTGTGCGCCATTGTATTTGTCGTCATTTAAAATGATATTTTGAAGACCCTCTTTGATGTCTTGGTTGATTACATCGTATTTAGCGGGGCCAACAACTTTGTTAATGTCGGGGATCACAAAGTCTGCTTTTGTGGTATAATCAGAAACCAAAACACGACCAACCGATTCGTTTTGAAAAAGCTTTTGCATAGCCTTCACATTGTTTGGATTGATGCCACCTTTTTCTGGTTCCGCACCCATAGTAATCATAAGAATAACATTCTCGACAGTTCTCATGATTGCTTGATCCATTTTCTTCATTTCCATCTTGGCATTAATATCCTCAAGAACAGGATAACCAAATGGAATAGCGAATGGTTCGTAGTCTTGCTTTTTATAAAAGCTGTATGAAATTTTATCGTTTTTAAGATTAATCTTTAGACCATCTTTAAAGTAAGCGCCGTCCTTGATTTGTTTTTGTACTTCTGGCTCCAAAGCGTCGAAAACAGCCTGATCGTAATCATTCTTTGGATTTGAAAGTCTTTCCATATCAAACTCAGAAAGAATCTTTGCGTAAGCGCCATCTCTTGTATTGAATACGGTACTACGTTTTGCCACAATCTCGAAAGGATTCAAAACAACATACTTCAATGGAAACTTATTCAAAGACGGGCCTTCAGAAACGTTCTGCGAAAACTTTTTGTAATCATCTAAGGTGAACTTGCCGTCAATACGATATAGGAAAATGTTGCCACTTCTGTAGTACTCTCTAAAGTATTGATCTTTTAAATCCCAAATTTTGATTCTGTCAAAAAGCTTCTCAAAGAAGTTTCTAGAAGTTACATTTCCACCTTCTAAATACAATTCTGCGTTTGCAAATTCTGACATCATATCAATAGTATTCCTAAAGATGGGTACATTCGCATATGCTTTTTGGCATAGTTCGATAGCCTCTCTCACGTTGATTCCGTCTGATGAAATCTCGTAAGGAAGAAGTCCTCCCCTAATTTGGCTATACTTATTGGTAGGGGCCGTAACAGACGATCTATTGATTCTTGTGCTTGTATTAGATGATGAGAGATTGCTCACGGAACCAGATCGACTGTACGACCCCTGGGAAACATGATAAGCTTCGCCCATGGTAGCGGGTTCGACAGACTCTTGAGCTTGCGCGATTTGCGGCGCAACTCTTTTAAATTTATTCCAGTAGTCAGATTTTTTGGTATATTTTCTTTTAGCCATCTTTTTTATCCTTAAAGGAGGTCATACATACTGCAATTCTTTGCTTAATGTCCTTATATTCCTTCTTCATGGTTTTGTCGCCCAAGCACCTAGCCATAAATTTCTTTTGTTCCTCTTCTTTTCCTGGTTTTGGTATAGGCATAACTGATTATAAAGTTAATTACACTTTTTAAAAGTCACTTTTTTAACTTTTTTAAATAAACATTGGGGTGAATCCATGATTCGTCTCCTCTGGGACATTCATCATATCATAATAAATACTCATACCCCAATTACCCAACACCAAAGCTGAATACGAGTCCTTTCTTGGTCTGTCCACACCTTTTTGTCTTTTTAGATTACTTGGCAAATCAAAACTTTGAGTACCGCCAGCGGATGTAGATACCTGTATTAAAGCACATTCAGCCTTTGTTAGATCAATCATATCTTTCTGGTGTTCAATAAAATCAATCATTTTGGCGCCAACATTTTTTTCGTCTTCGTACTTTGAGAATTTTAAATCTTTGATTGGGATTTTTTTAGCTTTTTGTATTGAATAGTTATCATCCATAGCTGTGGCAGCAAAGTATAATTTCTTTCTATCAAAAGCAGTTTGTAACATTTCATTAGCATTTCTAATCCAAACTGACACTGGTTTTCTCAAGTGACATATCTTCTTATTAGAAAGGTTGTAATTTCTTCTTGCTTCTTTTAAATCTTTTACATATTCGTGCGGATTATCCAATCCCGCTTCAAAAACACCAATTTCTAGTTTCTCTTTCTTGAAGATGTCACTTTCATTACAAGAGTTGATAAATTGTACTCCGCCATTGTAGTCTCCCACAATCATAATAATATTGAAGTGGTCTAAAAGATATTTAAAGTAAATTATATGCTTCTTTAAGTTTGTCCCAGGAAGTGCGTAACTATGAACTACGACACCCTTCTTTTCTTCTGGTAAAAGTTTTATAACCTGAATAGCAAAGTCGTCAGAAGTTTCTGATTCAGACCAAGATGGGTCAAACGCCAAAATATATTCTGCACCTTCTTCTCCAGCTACCTCAACTGCTGGAGATTCGCCGTCCTCAATAGTACATTCAGCCATTTTGCTGATTTTAAAGTAACCTGCGCTGTCATCGGTAAACTGAGCGTTAAACTCTCGATCAATCTGAGATTGGCTCATTGTACCTTTTGCTTGAGAAATCAAATTCTCATCATACAAAGCCTTTGGAGCGCAATCATAACTAAATTGCATAATACATCTTCTACCTTGATTCTTCGCCCCAGGGTTGAAAATCATATTCTCATAGGCTTGATACATTTTATAGAGATACTCAAATTTGTAGGATGCGGATGATAGACCAATCATTTTATTCGACGGCCACTCCGTTCTTTCCTCTTCTGTCATTTTGCCAGCCTCAATCATAGCATCTTCTGCGTCTTTGATTCGTTGTCTTTCTGTTGGATTCTCTACAACCGCTAGGAACGGCATAATAACTTCATTCAATACCTTTTCTGGCATAAGCAAAAGCTCGTCAATAATAATACGCTGGAAACGAAAACCACGAAGCTTTTCACCATCACCAAGCGGCAAAGCAGTAATACGACTCTTGCCAATTTGCATCGACCACTCATCATTTGATTTGCTTACTTTACCAATACATTGTTGAAATAATTCCGCTTTTTTGTCTTGTGCTATATCTTCAATCTTACGGAAGATCATCTTAGACTGACGAAATGATTTTGAAATGATTCCGATATGTACGCCTTGATTTAAACAAGCATCCAATAAAGCAAAAATGCCAGTAGAGAAGGACTTAGACATACCACGAGACCAGATTCCCAAAAAGTAATCGTTCTCCATCATAGCTTTAACAGCCATATGTTGGAATGGGAAAAGCTCAATGCCAGTCAACAATTCCGTGGTAAAAGTTACGTTTTCTTTTAAAAATTTATATAACCAAATTTTAGCTTTTATGTCTTCTAAATATCCTTCAAGTTCTAGAACCTGCTGGTTAACAGGCTCTCTTTTTAGCGGCTTTTGATTTCCAAGATCCCAAGTCATTCTCTCTCCTTATCTAAAAAGTATTGTACATCTACATTCCACAGCTTCTCACCTAAAAGCAAAAGTTTTGGAATAATTTCTTCGCTGTGTTTTCTGTTATCCGTAAAGACAAATTGACAGTTTCCTGCAAATTCGTGTTGAATCGAAATTAAGTTTGAGAATACCCAGCCCAACTTAGGCGCCCTTCTGCCTCTAGTAAATATAGCTTCTTTTTCTATAGCTTTAATTGGCTTCTCGACAACGATATACATATAACCGTCAAGCTCCACACATCTTTTCATTTCTCTTCTAAATCTATCTACTTGGCCGCCAAATGTTGATAAGAAGTCACCAGCGCTTTTTCTATCTACAAAAGTATTTGAAAAATTATTTCCACCCAACGTATAATCTCCAAAATCTAATTTTAAAATTTGTGATTTAGGAAATTGCAATGGTTGCTGCTCTCTAGTATCTATCAAAACCTCCACATCGACGTTTTCGCTGAATTCTTTGGGCATACCCTTGTTAAAGATGGGCTTGGCGCCCATAGCTTCGCAAGC